TAATCCAATACCTCTAATAGAATCAGGGGTGTCTATACCGAAACAAGAGATTGGTAATCCTTTATCTGTACCGGTATTAGAAAGTACCGGTGAAGCTAAGTTCAACCAACCCTTCCACATATATCGGAAGAATTTACTCTCTAAGTCTGGTCTATCTAATCTTTTGGCTACTGTTGAAGCAACTCTTTTGTATGCTAATTTTGGGGTTTCTCCCGGTAGTAGGTATCCTTTTGATACTGTTGCGATTGAAACTTCGTTCATCCATTCTGGATAATCTTTACCTGCTTCCCAAGAGGAAGTATCTACTGCTATACTCATAAATTATTCTCCTTTTTTTAAAACAACCCAAAGTGCTAAATAAACTATTCCTCCTAAGAAGAAAAACATTAAAGTTCTCCAAAGTATGGGATCAATTCCTGTATGTTCTCCTAATCCGTGACAAACTCCTCCTATATACCCTTTTTTAGGGTACCTAACTAATTTTTTCATAAAACTTTATATTAAAATGCTGAATCCCAATCCATATGCCCTTTTGAGTAGTTTGTTACTCTATTGGCAAAGAAATCTGTTTGTTGTTTTCCTGCGATAACTGCATCAAACCATTTCATAGTTTTTAATGCTCCTTTATCTATTTCCTCTGATGGTATTAAAGGTTTTAAACCTAAATCTCCCATCTTAGTATTTACTCTGTGTTTAATAAAGTTTTTTAATTCGTCTTTAGAAAGATTTTCTAAATCTCCCATTTCGAATACTTTATCTATAAAGTCAAACTCTAATTTTATTGCTGCTGCTGCAGCTTCTCTAATATCTGCTTCAAGTTGAGGTGTTTTAAACTCTGGGTGTTCTTCCATTAGAGTTTTAAATAACCAACAACCTGCATTACTGTGTAAAGATTCATCTCTTACAGACCATTCTACTATCTGTCCAACTCCTTTTAAAAGGTTTCTCATTTTAAATGAAAGTAACACTGCAAAGGAACTAAATAAGTTAACACCTTCTGTGAAAGCAGAGAAGATTGCGAGAGAGACAGCTCTTTGGTGCCAGTCTGGTGCATCATGAGAATCTCTAACTTCCATTAGATTTTCAATTTTAGCCATAGTAGCCTCATCTTCCATAAACTCAGCAAAGTTATCTAAACCTAACTGCTCATTTAATAATGAGTATGCTTCGGCGTGTATAGTTTCAAAAGAACCAAAAGTAACACCCATTGCAATAATTTCTGGTTTTCTAAACCAAGTAGTTACAAGGTTAGTCCAGTAATCGTTCACCACTGTTTCTGTCTGTGCAAATCCTTTTAAGATTCCTCCAATAAGATTCTTTTCATGGGGTTTAAGGTTGGATGACCAGTCGGTAACATCCTGTGCCATCGGTACTTCTGTATGTAACCAGTGAGCTTGTTGTTGCTTCATCCAATAGTCAAAAGCTTGTGGGTATTCAAATGGTTTGTAAACGACTCTTTCTTGCAATAAGCTCATATATAATTATATATTTGGTGTTAATTAAGACAAAAACATCCTCAAGTGGAAACCACCGAGGACGTGGTTATAAATAGAATATATATTTCGGTTTCAGATCAAAAAGTTATGACTTTTTATCAAAAACTTTAGCCATAGTTTCTCTATCTAAAGAGAAAACTGGTTTATCATCGGCTGCCATTAAATCAGCAGGATCTGCTTTGCCTTTAAATTCAATATGACCGTTATTTGTATCCATCATTACATCATAAGTCATACCATCTTGGCCGTATCTATTTTTCATAACGTGTATTCTACCTGTACCTAATACCTTGTCTTCTTTCTGACGAGAAAGTGATAAGCAGATATCGGCTACCATCATTTTATCATAAGAACCTGCAGCTTTATCTCCTTCAATTACTGAATCTTTGGCTCCCATTCGGTTAACTTGTGATGGGGTTAAGACAGGTATTTGAAACTCTTTGGCTAGCCCTTTAGTAGCGATAAATACATCATCGATTTCATCCTTGCGTTCTGCGAACTTACCTTTAGACGGTGCACGTAAATAATCAACGTAGTCGATTACAATCATATCTGGTTTATGGTCCATATCAATACATTTCTGGATATGAGACTTAATAGTGTTTACTGTAGCTCCTTTAGGCGGGTATTCTTTTACAATAAGTTTACCTTTAAGACCTTCAACTACTTTTTCAACTTCTCCTCTATGTTTATTTACTTCATCTATAGAGTATCCAGTAAAATAACAGTCGAATCGTTTACCTACATAATCTTCACCTAACTCTAAAGTATAGTAATTAACATTATACCCCATTTTAACAGCATGAGCTGCTGCAGCTACCATCGTCCAAGATTTACCTCCTCCTGGGTTACCAAATACGATAACTAAATCTCCTGGGCCAAAGCCTCCTTGGATTCCATCATTCATTAAAGGCCAAGGTGTAGGAACGGTAGGTCTATAGTTCTCTCTATATCGAGATTCTACATCTTTGTTGTACTCATGACCCATATTCTTATCCATTCCAGCTTTCATTGCTTTTTCAACCATATTTCTAATACCGTCGAAATCACCTTCTTTTAATAAGTCTGCTGAGGATAAGATTGCATGTTTCATTTCCTGGTTCTTACAAAATCCTAAGAACTCTTCCTGTACATACTCTAAATCGTCTTGGGTGGCTGCATAAGAGTTTCTTAACTCTTCTTTTAACGCTACAACTAAAATCTCGTTATCTAGTTTCTGAAGTTCTACTTTAAGCACATCCATTGTAACGGTAGTGTGGTACTTGTCAAAGTATTCCATAATGTTGTTGATAATCCACTTATGTGAATCGGCATCAAAATAGTCCTCTTTGAGTACGTCTCTAACGTTTAGTAGAAATTTCTTGTCTGTGAGTAATGATCCTAGTACTTTTAGTTGGAACCCCTTCCCGTACTGCTGTAAGCTCTTTAATGTCATCTAATAACCTTTTTATTATACTTAAATATATGATTTTTAATTCTATTTTCCTACTTTACTACTGTTAATCTTCTAAAGTTTTCTAACCACCCTTCAGTATTTTTTGTAATACCTTCAATCTTATCTTCATCAAGCAAATGTAAGAAAGCTCCGGTTTGTAGTTTATTGACCTCCTCTTTAAGTACATCCTTAACATGGTCCATTTCTTTCTGATCAAGATCAGTAATATGCAGGTCCATTAGTTTAAAGTTGGTTTCAACTCTATCCCATTCGGTAATTATTTTAGGAAAGATCTTCTTCTCATTCATCTTCTCTTCACATATGTTATAAACATAATCAAGAGTCATACCCGGTTTATTAACTAGGTCTGGAAATTGAGATAGAATAGTTTTAATTCCTAATCCTTTTACTCCGGCTAAATTATCAGAATTATCTCCTAATAACGCTTTTACAATATTATAATTTTCCGGTAGAACTTGAAGTTCTTCTTCTATATTACCTTTTGTAAACGTTTTCTTTTTTACTGGAGCGTATACTTCTACATATTCGTCTACAAGTTGTAAAAAATCTTTATCTGATGAAACTATTGTTAGTTTCTTTTTAGACTTAGAAGCTGTTTTAGCCAAATATGCTATAATATCATCAGCTTCCAATTTTTCCATCATAAGCTGCTGGACTGGTAGACATTCCAAGTAATCTTGAGTTCTAAATAACTGTCCAATTAATGCTTCAGTTTCTTCAGCTTTTGTATCATAAAGTCCCCAGTGGGTTATTCTTGAAGTAGCTCTCTGTGCTTTATAATTCGGATCAATATTTTTTCTGTTAGCTGAACCTCCCTTACCGTCCCATACAATTATAACTCTTGAAGGGTCAAAAGTTCTTGTAACAAACCCCAGTGATCGCAAGAAGCCTACCAGGCCGCCTACATGGTGACCTGATGGGTTCATTGCTTTGAGCAGTGAGAAGCTACGAATTAACATATTCATAGCATCTATGACCAAGATATGGTCATTCAGCTCTCGGGGTGGGGTGGGTTTGAGATTATCTAAAATGTTACTATAGTTCCCCATTAATCAAGAATTCCGGTAGTTATTTTTTCCTCTTCCATATCTCCTTCTTCAATAAGATCGAAGTCGATACTTCCAACTAATTTTAACCAGTGTTCTTTGTGGGCATCTCTATACTTATCAATAGCCTTTTTATCGTCTGGGATGAATCCATGTGCTGTCATTACAACTTTACCTCTAGACTGAACTCCTCCAATATGGTTCTTTTCAATCTGGATGTTAGTTCTTTTGGCAAACTCGACTTGAAGGCCGTCTTTTACAGCTTTAATCTTAGAAGTTCCAGGGTTTGTAATGTTACCAAAAGTAACTACTAATGTAGCATCATACCACATAGACATTCCTCCTTTATTCTGTAGTTTAGGCTGACCCATAGGGTGTTCAGGCTTTTGTGTCCATACCTTATTAATAGCTACTAGAGTATTTGTATAAGGTGAGTTCTCTTTTCTTGATAATAGAATCTTTTGATTCAAGTTATTACCAAATTGAGTAGACATCGCACCTGCATTCCATTCATTATTGTTCTTATTAGAACGTACTGATAAATCACAAGGAATAGATCCAATTGAATCCCAGAAGAAACACATATCGAATGGTAAGTTACCTTTAGACTGTTCGTCCATTAAGTCAGCCATATAGACTGCTACCTCTTCGATAGTATTTAATGTACCCCTATCAGCATATAGGAAGTGACCTTCATAATCGGTTACAGTTCCATCAGCATCTTTAACTTCTTCGAACTGTAGTCCCATTTCTTTAGCATGGTCCCAAGACCATTTCATCTCCGATATGATAAAAACTGGCAGTATGCCCAATTTCTGGGCATTGACTGCAGCTTCTAGTAGGGCAGTTGTTTTGCCCGTATCACTATGTCCGCGAAGGAGTGTGATGTGTCCGGTAGGAATACCGGGGAGGGAGGTGATATCTTGGTATGCTTGAGAAAGAGGTATCCATTCTTGTTGTTTGAACTTAACCGAGGCTTCAGAAAAACCTTTCTTCTTCTTAAAATTGCCAAGGTTAAAATTCTTCTTGACTGCCGCAGATGCGGCCTCTTGTACTTCTTTCTTCTTAGCCATAAATATTACTCGTTAAATAGATCGTCAAATTTACTAACTGTATCTTGTTTTCCTACAGTTGCTGCTTCAGTAGTAAACGCAGCAGGTACTTTCTCTTGTCCTAAACTTGCAGGTAAAGAAGTATCGATGTTTGAGTTTGTTGAGGCAGCAGGAGCTGCTTCAGCTACAGAAGAGGGATCTAAATAACCTTGTAATTGTTTCTTAATGAAAGCGTAATCGTATTCATTATGAACTTCTTTAGGGTCTGGTTGTTCTTTTAACCACTTATCCAATAACGCACTATCTTCTGTTAAACCTGAAGAGTTACGTTTAGGTCTTAATGAGGTTTCTGGGTAAGGATTACCTGCAGTCATAGTAACTGTAAGGTCTGTACCGTTTACCGGGTCTGTAATATCTCCGTAATCTTCGTCAGAAATAATAGCTAGTAAGGCTTTATAGATAGTAATACCAAATCCCCATAATCTAACTCCTTTTTCTTCTTCTCCTCTAACAATTACAGGAGCAAAGATTCTAGTCTTAGGATTCAATTTACCCGCTAATGACCAGTTGTCTTTATCAGAAGTCTTTTTTAGTTCGGCTACGAACTCCTCGATTGGATCTTGCTTACCAAAGTTTGATAAAGCTACCATCGGGTACTTTCCAACTCCATAATGGAATTTCATTTCCGTAAACGGCATGGAAGGATCATAAGTAGAAGGAACTAAACGTACTGTCTGTTCTCCTAATTGCGGTTTCCAAAAAATAGTTGAATAGTCAATTTTTTCTCTCTCTTGACCATTAGAGCTCAAAGCATCTAGCTTTGCTTGAATTGCACTCAAATCCATAATAATAACATTTTAATTATAACTTATTTATTCAATATAAGAACTAAATTCTAGTTTTCCAACTTTTAAAGTATATTTTTAAAAACTTCAACACTTTCTTTCCCTACTCTTAATCCATTTACATCACAATGTTTACACGCAGGTATTTCGATTCTATTCCCTTTTAAAAGTGTTTTTCTTATGTGGTTATATCTTGAACTAGTCCATAATTCTGGAAAGGGTTTATTTGTGATATTGTTTAAATTTTTTTCTTGTCTTTGCCAATCTTTACTACATAGTAATACGTCTCCATTCCAATCTACAATTGCTTTATAAAATGGAATGTAACATCCTCTTTGTTGGGGTTCTACTTTATTAAATATTCCTCCTCTATTGGTTAATCCATATTCTTTAAAAATTGTAACCTCACCTGTATCTTCTAAATGCCTAATCTGTATTTTAATTTGATTACCGTAAGGTTTAAAGTGGTGTGAAAGTTTCTCTAAATGCTCTTTGTTATCATAACAGTTTACAATCAGTAGTTGAACTCCTATATTTATATAATCTTCAACTTTTTGTCTTCCCTTTAAGAATACATCCCCGTTAGTCATGGTGTATGTATAAAAATACGGTGTAAATTCTGCTAGAAGGTCTAGTATGTTTTTTGCTAATACCGGTTCTCCAAACCCTACAAATCCTACTTCTCCTGTATACTTAGCTGCTTGCAATTGTTCTGAAAGTAGTTTTGCTGTTTCTAATTTCATATGTAGGTTAGAATTTGGATATAATTCTGCATTTACTCTTGGACAAAAACTACATGTTCTGTTACAAAGTTCAGTCGGATTTATCTCTAAATTACGTAGCCCGGGGAGTAGTGTATTATTAATACTATCTGCAGTAACTTCTTCCCACCTAAATTGAAATTTATTAACTTTCATACTACCTTGATTGATCTGGAGATTTATACCAGAGGCTGAGTTCTCCAATTTCTATATGTTGAGGAGTCTCAATCGCCCACTTTACTGCTGATGCAACTTCCATTGAGGTTAGCATTCCTTTTCCGGTTTTTTGTGTAGAGAGGGTCATATTGGTTTTAACTAACCCGGGATTTATAGTAATAATTCTACATTTCCTGTCTGTCTTAAATCCGCAAAGGTAAGCTTGATGGTTAAGTGACGCCTTGTATGCTGAGTATCCGGACCAGTTTTTACTCATACCTGGGTACTTTGATTGACTGGAAATATTTACAATTGTTTTGTTTTCATCGTAAATCCATTCAGTAAAGAATAATGTAAATAGTTCAGTTTGTGCATTTTCAAAGTATGCGTTATTAATAAATACATTACTATTTTTTGCTGCGTTAAGAATCTCTAACCTACCGTCTTCTGTAGATATATCGTAGTTATTAGACCTACTGTATCCTTTTACTGAGTAGGCGGTAGATAAACTCTCATATAGGGCTTTTCCAATTCCTTTTGTATGTCCTGTTAAGGAGATCTCCAACATAACCTTTATTAAACCTTATTTATCTAATTCAATAATTTGAAATAATTTAGTGTTGATTCTTTTTAGTTCTGGACCTTTAGTGAGTAGTATACAGTTTCTATAATCTGCCCAGTTGACTCTGTAGCTAGGGTCAGGTACGCCTCCGTTAAGTTCCTTAATCAAGGTATTCAAAGCGTTAATCGTATATAAGGTATTCGATTCTTTTTTTCTATGTACCAGGATGGTATTGTCTAAAAACGTTCCTACGTTTCCAAAATCAACATTATATGTACAGATGTATTCGTCTTGGCTTTTTGAATATAGGACAAATATTTTGCTGTAAATAATCTTGTATCTTTCCTGTATTGTATCAAGTACTCCTGCCAAAGTTTCTTCAGTGGCAAACGTACAAAACAGTTTGTTACTCATATCTTCATTTAAATAAATTGGCTCGATATCATAATCGAACAGTGGACTTACAACATTTTGTGTCATATATAAATATTAAACTGTTTTATAAAACAAGATCTTTACTAAATTTAAATTTTACCGGGTATTTCTTCTCGGATTCCATTATTCTCTGTACTTCTTCTAATGTTTCTTTCCCATCCTCTTTATAGAAGTCAAATAGTATAGCATCATAGGTATATAAGACAATTTTGGTTTTTTTGTCTTTTAAGTACCTTAGTACATCTTTTAAGATAAGTATATTTCTTGCGGTCTCCAACGATTGCATCATATAGTTCATTAATTTCGCTGGATGCATCTCTTTTAACTCTTTGGTGAAGGGTTTATCCGAGATAGGATTGTAGACTACTCCATTATCGTTGTAGAAGTTCCACATATCGTCAATATACTGTTGTATTTTTTGAAATATCTCTAAATTACGGTGCTGTTCAGGTATTTTTCCATAAATTGCCTGAAAGTTAATCTGTTTTGCCTCTAAATACTGTTCTTCAGTAATATCTTCTGTACCAAAGTAGTGTTTAGCAAGCTGTTTGTGTGCTGATTCATCTGTTAAAGGGTAATCAATCTGATCGCTAAGTAAACGAAGGTGGTAGCCATCAAAATCGAATTCAACAAAGAAATCACCGGTCGGGTGGAAGCAAGCTCTGTGCTCTGGATCTTTAGGTATAGCAGCGAAATTAACAGAATTAAAAGCATTAGTAGGTCTAGATGTCGCATTGTACAGGTTGTATTGGGTTAGAACTATATTATCTTGAATATTATATTTAGGATCTCGGGGAGTAAATAACCTTACAAAGTTTTCATAGTATATTCCTAAACCTTGCTGCTCTAATAAGAAGAATACATTAGTAGCTGTCGTATTATAAAATTCAAAACCTTTTGGTATGGTGTATTCCAGTACATGACCTACTTGTCCAAATATTTTCTCACATGATTCATGTAATTTAGATATAGGAATTAACTGGTTTATGTTTTCAAAGTCTTTAAATTTGTTGTAGAAGTAATTTAAAGTACTGTTCTCTTTTGTATACTCTAGTCTATCAAACTTTACCATTGAGTATAGTAACGATAGATCTATGGCACCTTGTAGATTAAAGTGGTAGAGTAGGTTTTTCTTGTCTAATGTGTAGAGTGTTGAAGCTTGTGAAAGAAGTCTGTAGACACGTTCTTTTGGTACGTTTATACCTTCGTCATGATTTATAGGAATAATGAATCCTTGTTCACTACCTACTATTCGGATATATACGGCAATTGTAGAGGTAAGTTTAGGATGGTATAAGTCATTTGAAGATACTACATCCACATAACAACCTAATTTTACTAAACCCTCTAAATGGACTAATTTAGATTCTTCTTCAACTATATAAAACATTTTTAAAATAACCTTTTATATAATATAAGAAGAATTTTCTATTCTACAAACTCTTTGTAGTCTTTAATATAGTCTTTTAATCCTGGAAGTAGATTATCGAATCCTTCTATGGTTTTTTTATTTTTAGATTCAGCTCCTTCATATAGGTATTTACCTTTAAATGCTGTTTCAGCTGGACCTTTAATTCTCCATTCTACTTCAACTCCTTTAATATAGGTTTTAGAAGTAAATTTATAATACGTCTCTTTTAAAACTTCTATTATACGTTTATTCCTAGTATCTTGAATATAGTATCTTTTGAAGGTAGGTTTAGTTCTATCTAATGTTGATTCATCTACTCTTTGTGGAATAAACCGGAGTGTATTCTCTTCTACGCTGCCATTACTTAACTGTGTAAGTAGTTTGTTATCTGTACCTGGTGATTCACCTGTATAGAATTCCTGTTTATATGTCTCAAAATACCATCCGGTATAAGGTCTACCGGAAGGTAATGTAAATTCTTCTCCTCGGGTGTATTTAGCGGCTTTATATTTTGACTTAGGTAGGTACATTATGCTGGGTTTCCTGGTGAGTTAGTTAAGAACATTTGTTTTTCAGCAGCTCTTCTTTTTGTAAGACCGGGTAGAACTTTACCTGCAGCTTTATTCCAAACTAAGAATTGATCTGCTGCTGCTACATAATCTTTACTGTTTATCTTCTTACGTAAGGTACTGTTTGCTAGATTTCCTGGCCCTAAGTTGTAGGTGAACGAAACTAAAGCGTCAAATTCCTCTTGAGTTACATCTACTCTTATATACCTCTTAACGTGATTTTCAAATTCTGCTATATCTGCTTTAAAATATTCTTCTGCTTGTCCTTCTGTAATGGTGGTTCCAAGCTGGACGGGTTTTCCTTTTATTCTTGTTGTTCCATACCCAATTGTAATAGGGTTGAATCCGCTGCCTGGATCTACATATGCATTTAATCTGAGATCTTCGTGTTTTTTAATTTCTTGTAAACCTCTGTTTGAAACTTTTAAATCAGCTATAGGCTTTCTAAATCCTTTTCCTGCTGAAATTGCAGCTACTTCTGATACAAAGTCATCTACCTGTTCTAATGGTTTCTGTATATCATATGTGGGTATTTCTTCGTCAAGTTTCTTTATGATTATCATTTGAGCTTTAATATCGGTTACCCATCTACTGCTTTTAATTGAATGTGATACTCCGGTAATCATAAATCCAATACTACCTCTATATCTTTTTGGTATTATTGTATCGTCTATTCTGAATGCTTGTCCAATTTTCATACCTCCGATTCCTTTCATTGTAAAAGAAAGCTCAAAAGGTATTAGGCCTGCAGGATTAGTTTTCTGCTTTTTTGAATAATATTCTAAGATTCTTACCATTAATAGACGGAAAGTAGGTCCTAATCCCTGTATATCTTCAGTATTGTATTTTATAAAATACTTATTTGCTCCATTTAATTTTTTAACAAATTCACCTAGCCTTTTAATATCTTCTTGTGGTATTTCAGCTTTTTCGTAAGTTGAATTAGTAGTTACGTTTTTCCGTCTATTATGCCTGTCTTCCAAACCTCTCTGCCAAGTTTGCATAGCTAGCATATCTGTTCCTACATTAGTACTTCCTGCTTGAGCAGCTATTGCCATCATAGTAGTAACTGAGCTGCTTAGTTTAGATGCAAAAGTTAAATTTTCTAATGTCGAATTTAATCCAATAAGGTCTACAAAAGATTCTTTTAATACTCCTTCATCCGGTGTTAATTTTTTATCTACAATATAGTATGTAGATTCAAATTCTTCGTAATGTAGTTGAAATTCGTTTATGTCACCTAAATTACCCTGTATTCCAGTTATAACTGAATTTAAGAAATCAAAGACACTTTTTGCTTTTACATCTTCTGCAGCGATTGTTTGATCTGCACATCCTAAAATATAATCTATATTTACATATATATTTAGTAAATCCTCTTCACTAAAAGGTATTTTTCCTTGTTCTGATACTTTATAATGTAATGCTCTAGTTTCAGCAAGAAGAGAAGAACTAGTTTTAGGTAGTACGCAAATTAGAGGATCTAATCCAAAATGAGCGTCAAATGTTAAAAAGGAAGTAGGTGTTTCATTTCCTTTAGACCCAAAGTGGAATTTAATTATTTCACCGTGTTCATTTTTTAAAGTAAAGATCTGGTTTATAAGTTGCATCAAAGTGCTTAATGTAATATACCTTGTCCACTGTTGGGAGTTATTTACTATATTACCATCAAGCTGTGTTCTTATTACATGGAAAGACCTTCCTACTTCTTCTACTTGTGTTTTTAGTGTTTTGTATAATTGAGGTACATTTTTTTCTAGTGCATCTGTTATAGAATTTGTACTAAGATCTTCTTCTTCTACAGGGCCAGTAAAGTATTTTCTAGTTTCCGCATACTTAACTGTATTAAGAAAAGCATGTAACGGTGTTGTATTTAAACTTTCATTAAAATATGGAGAAGAAGTATCTAAATTTATATTTGATGAAGGAGAAATGATCATACTAAGTGATTCAATTAATTCTCCTTTTGATACTATGTCTACTTTACAATCATAACCGCCATCTAAGTTAAATGACCATACAAAGTTTTTTATAATACCGTACATACCGTCATAGTTACCGGAACTGTATTCTTTTATTCTAGTGATTTGATCATGTATATCCTGACCTTTCATTGAATTAAAAAACGTATCCGGGAAAGGGAAAATAGTATTTTGGAATACTCCTGCATTATTATAATATAGTGAATGTCCCCATTCAAGTAGTACTGAAAATCCTGGTCTTAAAAATAACTGCTCTAACTCATCTAACTCTTCTACAGAGTTAACTTTGAAATCTACTGAGGCTATTCTTAGTGTACCGAAGTTATTTTTAGCTTCTACTTGGAAGCCTGTTATACCGGCCATTGGTCTGTATCCTAATGTATCCGATTTACTATAAGCATTGTCTTTATCATTAAAGATACCTCCTTGTATTCTATTATTGGCTAAAGTTCCTCCTAGTAGCACTCTATTTTTAGAGGGTAAATTTGAATATCCACCATTTTCACTTAATACGTCTACAGAAGAAGTCATTTTTACCCAACCTGTATTGCTATTCAGGTATAGAATATCTTCATTTATCCTACCAGCCTGTTTAGATACTTTCTCTTTTCTTACTGAAAGTTGATCGATTACAGTATCATCTAGAGGGCCTCCTACTATTGAACTTGGTTTATATCCTAATGACATTTTATCTTGTTGAGTTTACCTCGTTATATAACTTAATTGCATTTGACTTATCAGCTGGTATTCTTAATTGAACACCCGGTGTAACTGCTAAAGAAGCTCTTTGGTGATTATTTGCTGATGCTATAACCCACCATAGAGATGAGTCTTTATAGAACTGCAGAGCAAGTGTATCATACCTATCTCCTATAGTTGTTATAATGTAAATATCGTCTTCTGTAGGTGGAACTGTAGGGTATATAGGGTTACTCCTGTACCTAGTTCCTCCTTCTGTTACGCTGCTGTCTATGTCTCTATATCTACTCATATAACTATGCTTTTACTTCGGGCTGTCTTACAGGAGTTCCTGGTTCACCATTTTGACTTTTTGTAAAGAATAATGTTTCAGGATTTGTTTCAGGTGCAACATCTGTAGTAATATAGTGATACAGTCCTGTTTGAGGGGTAAATGTATGAATTGGTGTAAAGTTTACCTGGCAGTCTAATACCATAGGTAATTCTTGCTGATCATTATCAACTCCAGTATTTCCATTACCAGCTCCATTATTATTTAATGCTATTTCCCATTGATAGTCTTGCTGCCAACTATAATTAACACTTGATAAAAATCCGGGTACTTCTCTTAAATAGTCTCCTACTGTTAGTTTAACTAAAGTTCCTCTCATAAATCCATCTTGATAAGTTGGAGCTGTAGTAGAAGCAAGAGTAACTATTTTCTGGTATAGAGGACGCATTTCCCATCTTGTCTGAGCTGCTATCTTAAACCCTAAGCTAATCTGTCTATCAAAACCTTGGTATGTATGAAAGTTTTCACCTCTTCCAACATAATTAAAAGAATTCCAATTTCCTGTAAAGTTATCAGAAAAAGTATCTAGGTAAGCTCTAAAATGTAAATATGTGTTATCTTCAGGAGTTATGACGTTAAATCTAAATTTAATTAGATCGTTGACTTCTTTTGCCGGTTTTTTCTCTCCTTTATATGGTCCAAGTAAATTTATTTTGTCTTGAGTTTGTATAAAGTTTCCTGTAGCGTATGAATCAGAAATATTACGTTTTATACTTGCAACATCCCCTAGTAGAATTCGGTTTTCTTTTCTAACCTCATTTTTCGGATTGTTTACTTTTGGAACTCCATTACCGTCTGAGGGAAGAAACTTTGTACTTACTTGAGGGGTGTTATCTACTTCTCTTTCTCTAGGTGCTTCGACCGGTGCTTCGGATGCCCATGTTGCGTCTGCAAGTATTGGAGCGCCATTTCTTGCTAGAACGTGCGGGGCAACATCTATTTTACCGTACAAGTAAGTACCTTTCCCTTTACCTGCAAAACCTTTGACAAAATGAGTACCAGTTCCATTCAAAGGAACTTGAGCTAGGGTAGAACCAATAATTTTAACAGAGTTAAAAAGATTTGCACCTATACCGCTTAATATATTTCCTGCTACTGTTTTATTCGGATCACTTTTTGGTGTTACCTTAGCTGCATTTAAAGCTGTTTCGTTAGCAAGGTACTTTAGACCAGGTTTCTGGGTTAGTATAGTTCCAATTCGTTTTAAATCGTCTATTCTTTTAGAAGCTTGATTTGAGGACGGTCCAGCCTGTCTTATATCTGTAGGTATGGTTTTTTGTACAATAGGTTCTGTACCTATGGTAGCGGTATCTCCATACTTCAGTTTATTCAACTGGGTTAAGTTACCCTCTATGTAGTTTCTTAGAATAGCCATTTAGTCTTACTTGGGTAAGTTATCTACGTACTTTGCTCCTATCTTCCCGTTTAAGTCTAAAGTAGACGCTGGATATTCTCCTTCTGGGGTGTTATTAATAGAGGTGGTGTTGTGTAAAGTCGAAGCTTTATCTGCACCAGGTAGTTTAGAAGGTGTTTGACCTTTTAATCCGTAGGGTGATTGTGTTAGTTTATCTAATAATGCCATATCTTTTTAGTATAAATAGTTTAGTATGATTTATATGTTGATAAAGCTAGTGTATGTCCAACTTTATTTCCATCCATGTATACGTGCCCTCCTGATTTAACAACTGATATTAATTCGTCAAGTTTTGCATATAGTTGATTGAGCGGTATCACAGCTTCTGGGCCTGCTTCTCCTATTAATGCTCTTGTAGGGCTGGTAACTATCCCTCCTGTTGCCAGTTCAGGTTCCTCGTTTGCTGTAGGAGTTATAGTACCGGAATTGCTTAAGTCTCGAGCTGCTATACCAGCGTCTATACCGAGTGAAGATACAGTTCCAAGACCTGGTGCTACTAAGTCGAGTAGACCTGCTGCTGCAGATAATGTTTCAAGACCGGCTCCTGTAAGATCTCCTTTTATTAATCGATCAATAGCAAATCCAATTCCAAGTACAGATCCTAAGATGGGTATTCTTTTGACTAACCCTTTACCGGTAAATTTGGCAGCCATTTTTCCCATACCCTTAGCACCTACTTTTTCTGCTGCTTTTACTTCTTGCATTGCAGTTTTTCCTCCAAAATCTGAAAGTATTTGTTTATCGGGTAAATTTTTAGCTGAAGCTTTTGCAAAGTTAGAACCTCCTTTTTCTCCACCTTTGCTGAATATTTTTCCAATACTTTTAAAAACACTTCCTAATTTAGATATATTTCCAAACCTAAGAGCTGCCAAACTTGTTAAAGCTATTAAAGCAGTACCTGCATGACCTGCAAAGAAGGACATTATATTAGCTATTATATTGAGCGGGTCTTTAAAAGCTTTCATAGATTCTTGCATCTGCGTTGTTAGGTTTGCTGTTGCTTCAGCATTAGACATATTAGATTTTTGAAAATCTATTTCGTCTTTACCTAGTTTTTTTAATGCTTCTGCCCTATCTAACCCTTTACCTTCTAGTACTGCAACTTGTTGAGCGAGTGAAAGTTCTTTAAATCTATCTTGTAGTAGTGTTTTATCTAAACTTTTTAGTGTTTCTCTACGAAGTAGCATTTTAGATGCTTCCTCTCGTGAAAGACCCATACTTTTAGCAAGAGCTTCTTGCTGGAGTACATTCATTTCTGAGTACTCTGCAAAAGACCCGAAGTTTTTTGCAAGTTCTTCTGCTAAAACAGCTGTGTTTCCTGTTAGGGCTGCTGTTCTAGCCCGCTCTAAATTTAATTGCTTACCAGTTAGTAACTCTGCTTCTAATTCTGCTTCTATAGAAGACTCAAAGTTTAATAGTCCACCAGCGGAACTTTCAAGTTGTGCTAAAGTTAGACCAAATTTTCTAGCTTGGAAAGCGGCTTTGGCTATACCTCCGGGAAATTTCTGGGTAGTGATTACGGTTGCTGCAGATGCGTCAGCAACGTCTTTCATCACTTGCTTATAATCTACTGCAGTGTCATTAGCAATATTTAGCCCAAGGACTTGACCGGTGAGTTCTTCTGTTATCTGTTTTACTGTTTTTCCAGTAGTTGCAGAGAGTGTTTGAAATTTAGCAGCTTGTTCATTACTTAGTCCAAGACGTTTAACCATTAACGCCATTGATTCAGCGGATTCTGCTGATATAGTTCCTGTAGAGCCTAGTTCCTTATTAACAGCTGCTTGAGCTTCTATTAGGTCCTGAATTGCAAATAATGTTGGAGCACTAAATTCTTCTCTAAGTGCTGCTGCTTGATCTCTAGATATATTAAGATTTCTTGAAAGATCGGTAACTTGATCGTTAGTGAGTTTTAATCCTTTAACCGCAATTGTCATACCAAGAGCGCTTCCTGCTTTTGCAATGGAGCCAGTTAGTACTTTAGCTCCTGCTAGAAATCGGTTTCCATCTGCTTCTCTTGCTGCTTTTGCTGCTTTCCCGAAATCACTAAAAAGTTTACTGAGTATAGGTACATCTTTAACAAGATCAGCCATGTCATCGAAAAACTGTACTTCTTTATCTATTTCTTCTAGAATATCTTTTAAATCACCGGCATGTTCTGTTGCTTCGTCTAGTAAGTTAACCTTATCTGTATACTGTGTAATTAGTTTTGCAAGGATTTTAGATTCCTCTCCTGTAGCGGTAGCAAGTTTCTGCTCAAAGAATACTATTTTACTTTGTAGTTTTACTCTTTCGTTTGCAGCTTTGACTAAGTCTTTCTCTAATTTTTTTGACTCTCCTTTTATTTTTAACTGCTCTTTTGAGTACCCTTGTAGTTTACCGGCCAAACTGTCTGCTACCCTTGATTGAGATGTAAATACAGATGCTGCTTCATTTGTTACAGCTGCTGCTTCTTTACTTGTCTGTGCTATAGATGCATTAAGAGATCGTATAGCTTCCTGTAGCCCAACGACTACGCTTGCTAATCTCCCTAATTCTTCGGATTGTTTATTCTGTTTTTCCATTAACGGTAAATCTATATACTATAAATAGTAAAGGCCTCTAATTATTTAGAAGCCTTTGTGCTGTAAGAAGGACCTATATTAGGTTGATGTACCTTCTTTTGAGTTTTTGGAGTTGGGTTTTTTTGCTCTTGCTGTTTAGAGTAGTGTTCTTGTATTTTTTGGAATGTAAACCTTCTAAGCCAGATTGGCATATTATATACATCGTACCAAGTATACCCTCCTTTTCCATGAAAAACTATTTCATGTATTTGGCTGTAAACATACAGTTTATAATCAGGCGTCAGGCCAAAAAAAGTTAAGACCTATTGGAAGGTCAACGTCCTCCTCTACGCCATTTTCATTTTCATATGGAAAAACTAAGTTTACATCAGGTGTTATTTTAGAATACTCCTCTCTCAACGCTCTTGCGTCTTTAGCAAGAAGGTATCCGTCAACGAAATCTCTAACTTCTTTTCTATCAGAAAGGCCGTTAACTGAAAGTAACATATGTTTTAATCGGGTTGTTACTTCAGAACTCTCCTCTTTATTAAGTTTTTTAAGTCCCTGTAGTTCCCTATCAATAGCTTTTTCATCTTCGTGAGTAAGTATTTTATATGTTACTACGTTACCTGATGTGGGTAAAGTAAAAGTAAATTGATTTTTGCGGCTTTCGTACAAGCTATAATCAACTGCTTTAGGATTTAGTGAAGTCAAGTCTACAGTTAATTCTTCACCTTTAAAATTAAAAGAGTAATCTTTCCCGTAAGATAAAATACGTGCTGCTACCATTATAGCATTTTTATCACCAATTAGTAGTTGATTGTATTCAACTTCTTTTTCTACAATTAGTGATTGTAGTAATTTATCAATTACTGTTCCTTTCTGAATATAATTTTGATTAGTAAGTATATCTTCCTCTTTAGCAGTCATGTACTTCATTTCGATAGTACCTTTAGCTAATGGAGAATCTTCAGGATAAAGCAAACCCTTAGATGGTAATTCTACCGTTTCGGTAGGTAATTGAAATTTTGATTCCATAAATTTTATTTAATAGTAACTAGTTCTAGATATAAATATAAGAACATTTTATTTTATAAACAACAAAAACCCGGACTAAATCCGGGTCTTTATAAATTATATTGTTTTGTCTTAGTAGTTTAAGATACAGTAGTCCATTGCTACTGTAATGTTTAGGTCTACTACCTCATCTGAAGCCCAGTCAAATTGACCAAAATCTCCATTTGTTAAGAAAGCACCTTTGATAATCCATTCTCCTACAATATCTCCAACAGGCCCTAAAATATTTAAAGTTAAGTCCTTTTTGTAGAAGTCTGAATAACCAGCTCTACCGGTTACTGATTCGTAAGATAGACGTGCCCATTCCATTACAGCTTGTGCCCCTGATGGAGTGATTGGATCGTAAAGTGTCATGGTCATATCTTCCCACTCTCTTTTTCCTCTAATCTTTCTGTATGTGTTAATATGGTCTAATTTAACTACGTTATCTGTAAATGTTGGAGCTTTTACATTTTTAACCAAGAAGGAAGGAATTCCATCCATGTACATAACAAATCTGTTTTGTACTTTTGGTTCAAATGCTCTGAACATTATTTCGTTTGGATCTAATACTGCCATGTTATATTTGCTTTATTATAAATATCGTTTAAAAAATTATCCTGCGAAAGAAGCTCCTGTTGGTTCTACTACGAAGTCTAATACTATAAATTCTGCTGTTTTAGCTGGCTGTATAAAGATCTGACCAACTAATTGGTTTCTATCAATAACATCTGCTGTGTTGTTTGTATCATCCATTACTACTCTATAAGCATAAAGACCTTGTCTTTGTGTTACTGATTCTAAGTAAGGATTAACTGTAGATAAGAATTTATTTCTTGTTGTAATAGTATTTTGTTCAAATACTAAGTTTTGTGCTTGATCACCAATAAACTTCTTAAGGTCGATTAATAATCTTCTAACGTTTACTCTATCTAAAGCAGAAGCTTTAGTTTGTAAAGTTTTCTGTCCAAATACTGCTAAACCTGTTCCAGGGAAAGTAGCGATTGGGTTAACTTTACCGTTATATAAAGTATCTCTATCTGTTCTAGATAACTTTCTTTCTGCTTGAATTACTCCAACGATTCCTCCTCGTACAAGACCTGCTGGTGCGAACCATGGTGCTGCTGCTCCATCAGTGAAAGCGTAAATTCCTGGGATAACAACTGAAGCTGGTACCCATACATTTTTACCTGTAGAAGATTGAGTTTGTAACCATGGCCAGTAAGATGCTGCATATGAGCTGTTTTGATCAGCTGCCTCTGTTGCTGCATTTGCTACTGTAGACCCGTAAGCTACTAAATCTACTACTGCTATACTATCTCCTCTAGATTCTACAAGAGAGATAAGATTATCCACTTGTGTACCGTGTAAAGCGTTAACTAAACCAGGTGCAGAGATAACATTGAACTGGTAATCATCTGCATTTCCTAATAATGTAATAACGTTATCGTAGTTACCTCCTTCTAAACCTTGAGTTTGAGTAGAAATGTTATTGTAGAGTAACGCTCCTCCTTTTACATCTCCTGTAGCTGCTTGGAATCCTCCTTGCTGTGCGATAGGAAGTAAATCTGCGTAATTACTTCTTACAGTAACTCCGTCGTTTTCTAAGTAGTTGAGTGTTGGAGAGTTAACTGCTGATACTCTAATAAAGTTAGACTTATTAACATAATCTCCTGTTACGGTTACTTGTGAAGCATCTCCTGAGATTGCTTTAACTTGGTTACCGATAACTTTCTCAATATAATTCGGAGAGTTAGGATCCAATGATAAGTTTACGAATGATTCTAATACTACTTTATTTTTAGTATTATCATCTCCTCTTCTTACAGCTAAAGCAAAAGTACCTCTTGTACTGTCTACATTTGAGATTTCAAATCTTAAGTTATCAGAAGAACCGGATACTAAAGAGCCGTCTGAGTTTTGTTCACCGTAAGTTGATCCTGAATGGTTGTTGTAGATAACACCTTTACCTAAAGTTTCTAGTTCAAAAGGTGAAGTTCCAGATCCTGATACATCTGTGATGTCTGTAGAAGTTGCTGCTGTATAAGAACCGCTTACTACTCTTGTTACTAAACAAGTATTTCCTCCCTGATCAAAATAGCTTTTTACAGCCATTGAAGTTAAGAACTCATGTTTATCTGATCCTGATTCAAATGTTACTCCAAACTTTCTTGTATAGTCGTTATAAGAAGTAACGATTGTAGGAATCTCAACCGGTCCTTTTACTGTTGGTCCAAGGATTGCTGCTCCT